TGCGAGATGTACGAGCTAGAGATCAACGCGGACACGAAGAGGCTTGGCGACGTGTCGACCGAAAAAGGCATGGCGCGGCTGCTTGAGGCGTTGAGCGATGCCAGAGATGAGATCGAGGAATTTGAGGCGCTCATCATGGCGCTGGTGGCGGAGGGGTGTGGCGATGCGATTCACTGATGCTGTGTGTAATGTGTTAACCGCACTTACCGCACTTGAGGTGCGGAAGACTGCCGAACGTGCGGAAAAAACACGCCAAAATCTTCCGCCGCACCACTTGCATATATATATGCAAGGTGCGGAGAAAGGTGCGGGCGGTTATTTTATAGGTGCGGAAAATGAGGAGGCTTATTCATGGCTATGAAGAAAGGGACGCCGTCGGCGAGTAAGGCTCGTTGGCAAGGTAAGGGGACAATCGCGGCAATTGAGGGGCCGAAGATCAGTGCTGGCGTGTGGGGTCAACTAGAGCCGCTTGATCGTGTGGCGCGTGAGAAGATTGCGCGTTGGGGCGACACGCTGACGTCGTTTGTGCCGCCTGAGATGGCTGGACGATTTGAGGCAGCGTATGACGCGCTCAAGGTTTACGTTGAGGTGAACGACATTGTGAAGGTCAACGAGATCGTGGGGCAGCTCATGCGTGCGTGGGATGTGTTGGAGCAGACGGCGTTGGCAGCGGGGCACAAGCCTCTGCCAGAGAGCGCGTATGCGATTGATCTGGGCGACGGTGAGGGGATTGTGTGTATCGCGCAGCATGGGGCGCACGATCTACGCAAGGCGCATCCAGATTGGGTCGTGTACAGCTTCGAGGATGCCGCGCGTGTGCTGCGGACAAGTTGGACGGAGGCGTTCCTGAACGAAGCGTACAGCGCGTTCCCGAACGCGAAGGTGGTGAGCATCACGAAGAACGGCGTGGCGCAGGATGTGAACTGGGACATAGGAGATGAGATACCATGGTGACACGGTCAGACATATTGGAGAAGGCGGAGAACACGATCAACGGAGATCGTCACGCGACATACGGTGATGCGGCGGAGAGCTTCGCGACAATTGCGAAGATGTGGTCAGCGTATTTGGGTGTCGACGTGACGGCGGAGCAAGTTGCCGCTATGATGGTGCTTATGAAAGTATCAAGGCAGCGCAAGTCAAGGCACGAGGACAACTGGGTTGACATGATCGGGTACGCTGCGTTGGGCGGTGAGATTGAAGGAGGTAAGTGATGGTAACGAAGCATGTGTCGGCGGAAGTGAAGGCAAAGCTGATAGCTGTAGATGAGGTTGGCGAGGACGAGATCTTTCAGCGCGTGGCTGACGGCATGGACAAGCTGACGCTGATCAAGTCGCTCGGCATTGGATACAAGCTATTCGATAAGTGGTTGGACTTGAAGCCTGGCAGACGTCAGGCTTACGAGCAGGCGAGACATGAGGCGTCGCACTTCTACGCACATCGTGCATTGGAGACAGCGCAGAACTCTGATTCGTCGACGGCTGCGGCTGATCGGCTGCGCGTTGACACTGACAAGTGGTACGCAGCAAAGCTGAACGCTGAGTATGACACGAGGCAGCGAGATGTTGCGATCAGCGTAAGCATCAGCGACTTGCACGCGCAGGCAGCGCAGCTACTCGCAAGCGTGAATGGCGACATCATTGATGGCGAGGCGATTGAGGTGGACGATGATGACGATGACGAGCGTTAACGGCGACTTCGCACACTGGCGAAGTCTTGCGCACATCCGCGCGCGCGATACCGCATTGCAGCATAAAATGCAACCGCAAGATGATGCCGCGCTGCAGCGTGGCGGCGTAATAAGGTGGCATCATGCTAAGTGATTGTATTCATTACACTTTGTCTGAAACACAATTTAACATAATCCACATTCTGCGCCGTAATCGTTTTAGATTTCGCGCCGCGACGCAGCATTTTGCCGCGATGCGGCGTTTGACCCCCCCCCTCGCAAAAACGGCGGGGGTGCAAATGCGAAGGTCCATCCCACGCATCCACGAAAAAAATTTCCCACGCTCCCACGACATGAGGTGTTAACGTGACACAAACAAACGACAACCCGTTCCTCGCGCTCATGCGCCGCTACCACAGCGACCCCGTGGCCTTCGCCCGCGAGGTCATCGGCATCACACCTGACGAGTGGCAGGAGGAGCTGCTTGACGCCGTCGCCGCCCCCGCGATCCGCCGCATCACCGTTCGCTCTGGCCACGGCGTCGGCAAGTCGACGGCAGTCGCCATGGCAGCCATCTGGCACGTCTTGATGCGCGTACCGAGCAAGACGGTGGTCACGGCCCCCACGTCCGCGCAGCTCTTTGACGCGTGTTTCGCGGAGATGAAAAACGTGGCCAAGCGGCTCAAGCCCCCGTTTCACAATTTGCTGGAGATCAAGTCTGACCGCATTGAGCTGAAGAGCCACCCCGAAAGCACGTTTATTTCCGTCAGGACGTCGCGCGCGGAGCAGCCAGAGGCGTTGGCGGGTGTACACAGCGAGAACGTGCTTCTCATTGCCGACGAAGCCAGCGGCGTGCCGAACGCCGTCTTCGAGGCCGCGTCGGGATCGATGTCTGGCCAACACGCGACGACAATTCTCACGGGAAACCCGACGCGGAACACGGGGTTCTTTTACGACACGCACACGCGGCTCAAGGATGACTGGTACACGATGCACGTCTCGTGCGTGAACAGCCCCCGCGTCGCCGACGACTTCGTCGAGGACATGAAAAAGCGGTACGGCGAAGACAGCCCCGCGTTTCATGTGCGTGTGCTTGGAAACTTTCCCCCGTCTGAAGAGGATAGGGTTATCCCTGTTGGCTTGATTGACATGGCCATGAAGAACAAGATCCGCATCCACGAGGATACGGCGAGCATCTGGGGCCTGGACGTCGCGCGGCAGGGCGATGATAGCAGCGTGTTGGCGAAGAGGCAGGGTCCAGTGATCCACCCGCTGACGGTTTGGCGAAATCTCGACTTAATGCAGCTAACTGGTGCCGTGAAGGCGGAGTATGACGCGTTGCCGCCGTCTCGCAGGCCCGCGGAGATCATCGTAGACAGCAACGGATTCGGCGCGGGGGTGTTGGACCGTTTGCGCGAGCTTGGGCTTCCTGCGCGCGGTCTGAACGTCTCTGAGAGGGCGATGGCAAAGGATACATATTTGAATTTGCGCGCCGAGCTGTGGTTTAAGACGAAGGGTTGGCTTGAGGGTATGGACGTGTCGCTGCCAGAGGATGATTTGCTGTGGGCTGACTTGGCGGCTCCGCGGTATTATTTTACCTCATCAGGCAAAATCCAGATCGAGAGCAAGGACGTGATGAAACGCCGCGGCATACGCTCGCCTGACCGCGCTGACGCCGTGTGTTTAACCTTGGCCAACGACCACACGACGATGGCGTATGGCACGTCTGCGGCGGGGTCGTGGGCGAAACCGTTGAAGCGTAATGTGCGTGGCGTTGTGTGACGTTATGACGTTGTGAC